TAGTGATACCTGTACCTGCAGTTGTTGCAATAGTGTTTCCAGTTAGAGTTGATCTTCCTGTTACACTTAATGTACCACCGCCTGAAATGTTTCCACTTGAGTCTATTGTTGTATTGTCTGTAATAGCACCAGTTGAAGAGTTTTTAGAGATTTGTTTAAAACCACCTTCTGCTCTAACCGGACCATTAAATGTTGTATTTGCCATTTTATATATTCTCCTAGTTAATGAATGTAGTCTTTAGGCCGTCGACTATACGCGTCTACATTCTAATTTAATGCATAGTAAGATTTTTATATAGTTTTTTTTGAAAAAAGGCAAGAAGTCCTTATAGTGAAAACGACTTTTAATGATGTAACCCTACTTAACCAGCGAAAAGATGAACTTCTAAATCTTTAATGTTTTTAGGGTTTTCTTGTTCTTTTAAGATAGATCTAATAACTGTTTTAATCTCATCTCCAAGAACAGACATTTCAGGTGTTACTTCTCCGTTATTCTCAAGAAACATTTCATTCCATTTAGACTCTAGGTTGAGTTTCTTTGCGAATAGTACCATGCTGTTTTTTGCCATTATCTAACTCCTCATAAGTTATATAAAATCCGCGTGTGTATTTTAGCCGATTTGGTTCCCATTCTATATCATTTTTTCCTAGAAAGTCAATAACATGTTTATGGAGTTTTTCAGTGGTATCAATAGGTAATTCACTATCAATATTAAATTTAGTTTGTAATTCTTTCGTAACAATTTTTATTAAATATGTTTTCATTTATCCTTTCTACAGTAAAAAAAGGGGGCTTAAAAGCCCCCTTTAAATTAATAATTAAAAATTATTACGCTGCTCCTGGAGATCCGAAGATACCTCTAGGGTCAGAGAATCCAAATGAATATCTCTCTCTAGCTTTGTATCTAACGTTTCCAGTAGTGAAGTCACCTTCCATAGCTGTTTTGATAGGTGATCTAACGAACATTTTCAATCCGTTAGGTACATCTGTCTTAATGAAAAATGCATCAGTGTCTGTCAAGTAATGGTTGACCACGTAACCTTGTGGTACCATACCTTTAGACGCTACAGCATTGATATCATTATCAGCTGTGCCAGTTCTACCTGCAGACTTCATAAGTCTTTCAGCAGTAAATTGAAGCGCAGAAGGAATAATCATTTTTACTCCTCTTGCCGCAATTTTAAGGCCTCTCTCATCAGTGAACGCTGCAATATCAATTAAAGACTGCTCTAACGAAGTTTCGTTTAAGTCAGACGCAACTGATAGTTCGTTTCTAAACGTACCTGCAACAATAGGGTGGTCTGTAGCACAAAGCTCTTTTCCATCCCCACCTGCGAAAGATGAGTTGAACGCGTTGTTTAAAACATTTGCAGCTTTAGTTTGCTTAGTATTAGCCATAGATCTAGCTAATGCTTTTGTATATCTAGACGCAAGTCTGTCGTACAAATTATCTTCGATCGCTTCTTCAGTGATCGAAAATGCAAGTGCAATTGTTTCATTTGTATAACGAGCCGTGAACGTTTCGTTTGCAGAATCAAATGTTACGCCTTGACCTTCAGCTTTTACTGCTGCAGATCCAAAGCCTGATAACATTACTTCTTCTTCGAAAGCTCTGTCTGAAGTTTCTGTATCAAAAATTTCAGCATGCTCATTTTCATAGTTTTTGTATTCCAGGCCGAATAGTGCATTCAATCCTGGCTCTAGTTCTTTAACTAGTTGTCCTCTTGTGATAGCCATAATATATTCCTATACTCCTGTTGCTGTTAAGTATAAGTGCTCAATGATGATCACTTTCCAATTAACATTTGCAGATGTCAAATCATTATTTTTAGCATCGTCAGATACTCCAATAATTCTTAGATTTGCAGTAGTTGTAGCTTGAGTGCTATCGCCTAATTCAGTTTTAGAAATGAAATTAGGTGTTACACCCGCTCCAACCGCTACGTCTGCGTTGTTGAATACGTCTGTTTGTCCTGATGCCCCAGAATTGTCACTTTGAATCTCATATAGTTGATGAGGATTGTCAGTAACAAAAGCTTTGATATCAGTAGCCGTATTTGATGCTTTTAAATTATTAGCAAACGTTGGTTTGCTAGTAGAAGCATCGGTAAAGAATACACCCTGAAGTGAACCTAGTAATTGTCCGTTGTCAGATGCTGCTGCAATTCCAACTGTACCTGTATTGATCGCTTGGATCAGGTCATTTTGGAACATTGCAGATGCACACGCGGCAACTTCAAATTCAGTAAGTCCAGAGTTCATAGGCGCACTTCCTAGATAGCCAATCGGTTTTAAACCGAAAGCTGCGTCTTGGTTAGCCATAGTTGTTCTCTCCTTTTGTTCAAATTAATGAACGGTTTATTTTTAAATTCTTTGTTGGATAAAAATCGTTAAAAAATTAACTTTTTTTAGTACCACCAAAGGTTACACGAGTTTGCCTCTCTTGATTGATTGGCATACTTGGATGCTGTTCCTTCATGAGATCGTTGTTAATAGCGTCTGTTTTATCTTGAGTAACTTTTTTAAAATACTCTTTTCGCGCTTCAACGACTTCTTCTGGTATCCTTCCTAGCAGAAGGCCACCAACTCCGATCACTCCCTTGTATTTACCGTCTTCCACAATTGGGAAGTCTGATTCAGGATATTCATCTGCTCTTACGAGTTCGAATCCTGATCTCAGATGACCAGCTAAATTTTTGGTATCATTAGTACCCATTATTTCAGCTCGTAACCATCGGTGTTTAAACCCAGCAGGTGCAGGGGGTGCATCTAAAGATGACGGTGGAGTCCATGTAGTTTTATTAGCTGTTTTAGCTCTACTTTGGCTCGCACGAGAAGTCTTTATTTTTTCATTTTCCATAGCGTTATATCTCCTTCGTGATATTTAATTGTTTCGCATACTCTTCGAGTGGCACACCTAATTTTTTAGCGATTGTGACTTGTGAGGGTGTGAGTCTTACAGTCTTGCGGCCTGGTTTTACACTTCGCTTCGCTGAAGCTACTTGTTGTGTCGGTTTAGCCGATTCCGTTGATACACTATTACCAAATTTGTGGGGGAATTCAACCCTTATTCTTTTATCTATTTCAGAATAATAATCTTCACTTTTAGGGTCAAATCCTTCCTCTTCTGTTAATTTTTTATGTAAATCAAAAGCAGTATAGGTCATAGCACTGTCTGTTCCAAACCAAGCATTTTTAGAAGCCCATACTTCTGCTTGAGGATCTGCAGGAGGTATATTGTCATTTGCTGAATTTACAGCTTGATCTAAAGTTATTTCCTTTTGTTTAGGAGCAGATTCTAATCTTGCTTTTTGTTGAGAGATTTGAGCTTCTTGAACACCTAGTCTAGCAATTTCTTTTTGAGCTTCGACTTCAGTTTTAATATCTCCTTGATCTCTAGCATTAGTAAGTTTTGCTACCGCTGCTTCCATACCAGATTTAATACTATTCTCCACTTGAGATACATATCCAGGTTCTAGTTTAGAAAGTTTAGATTGAACAATCTCTGCTTTTTCTTGAACTCCTTTTGCATATTCTATAGCGGCTTCTCTTTGTCTTTCCGCTTCACGCATTTTTTTAGTTAGTTTAGCAATTCTTTTTTGAACTCCTTCACTATAATCTTCGTGTTCGTTTTTTGGTTCTTGTTTTACTTCTTCCTTTACTTCCTCTTTTACTTCCTCTTTTACTTCCTCTTTTACTTCTTCTTCTTCTTTTACTTCTGTAATATTAGATACTTCTTCTTTTGTTTCTATTTCTGTAGGTTCTTCTTTAGAAACTTCTTCTTGTAATTCAACATCAACCGATGGTCCTGTTGTATCAATATCTATTACTTCGTTATTTTCTGTGTTCATTTTGTTTTGTTCTGGCATAGTCCTCTCCTATGGTTATAGTACATGAAGCAAGGACTCTGGATCTTCGATCGTTCCTAATACTTCATCATCATTTAATAAACGAATTTCTCCGCCTTGTATGGGTAGTCTTGATCCTGCATATCTTGCAAATATTACCCAATCACCTTTCTTGCACCAAGGATCTTGGTACTTTTCTTTATCCGCATAACACAAGGGACCCATCTTTAAAACGTATCCACAGGTTGTTGCAATTCTAAGTTTATCTAAAGCTTCGGGTGCAATAATAATTCCACCTTTAGTTTTTTCTTTTGGTGTAAAAGGTAAAACTAAAATTCTCCAACCAGATGGTTCTGGAAGTTCATCTACTTGTCCTTTAATATTTTCAGGATTTAAAGGTTCTGGATTACTTTTGGTTTTTTTATCTTCTTCTTTATATTTTTCTTGAAGTCCTAATTTAATCTTCGGTACTTCCCCCGAAGTTGATAACGGTTCCGTCATTGTCTTTTTGCTCCTTTGTTTCTAGCAGGCTAGAGATGTCCTGTAGTATTGTTTGATACGTTCGTATCTGTCCTAACATATAGTTGTATTTCTCCATACTGTCAACACCACCGG